AAGTTATGGATAAGAAAATGCGTTCCATGCGAGGTGTAAGTTTTGCAGCACTGGGAAAAGAGGAATTCTGGACAGAATTGCTCGAGGCGGAAGTGGATAAGAACGGAGAGGAGATTGAATGCGTAGAGCAATGTGCGAATTGATGTATCCAAAACCACAGAAAAAAAAGAAACGAAAGCACCACCCGGCGCCAATCGTAGAAACATATCCGGGTATTTGCTACCTGTGTGCCAAGGAAGAAGGCAACTGGAATTATCAGTACACAGAATGCCACCATGTAGTATTTGGAGGCGGAGGACGCACCAGAAGCGAAGAGAATGGTTTAAAAGTATATTTGTGCAGGAGACACCACAAGGAAGGCAAAGACGCTGTACATAATTGCCGTGCAACCCGTGAAAGGCTATGCGCCTATCTACAGGAAGCATACGAACAGGATCACACACGAGAGGAGTGGATGAATATTGCCTACAAAAATTACCTCTAGCCTTAGGAAAGACGAAAGCTCCCGGGATTTTTACAAGGGCGAATATGTGAAGTGCATTCTGATGGGAGAAGAGAAAGAACGCATGGGAATCGTGTTCGAAAAAGAATACCTGGCAGATACCGTCACAGTATGGCTGGAAGATACGGGAGAATTTGCAGTACTACCAACGAAAAGAGTAAGAAAAATACAGCACCAATAGTGTATCACAGTCACTATCAACCATAGATTCCCTCCGGCCGGTGGAGCCGGAGGAGAAAGGAGCAAGTAACATAGGACTAAAAGAAATATTCGGAGTACAAGAAAGCTATAAGTTGCCAGAAATAATCATGGACACATTATTATCCGATCAAGCAGAAGACATTATAAGAAAAATAAAGAATGAAGATATAGATATCCGAGACACGTTTCAGGAAGAACAGGGAGACAGAAAAGAATTAAAGCAAGACTTCACACCGGATTGCATTTGCAATTTGGTAGCAAAATTAACAGAAAAAGGGAACTGCATTGATATGTGTTCAGGAACAGGAGTGCTGAGCAAGGCAGTAGCGAAAGAAAACGGAACACAGGTGGAAGAGTATGAGTATAGCACAAGGACAATACCTTTTGCGCTATTAGATGCTTGTGTAAATGGATTAGAAGGAAATATAAGTCATGCAGATTGCCTAAGAAACGCGGCGTGGGAAACATACGCCGTAAAACAGGTAGGAGATATAAGCATCCCCAAAAAGACAGAAAAAAGAGAGATGGGAATGTACGACAATGTAATCATGAACCCACCGTATTCCATGAAATTTCCAGATGCAGAAGAATATCAAATAATGGGTTTTACAATACCAAAAGCCAAGGCAGATTATGGATTCTTGCTAAGAGGCATTGAACGCATGAAAGGAAGATTGATTGCAATCTTGCCACATGGTGTACTTTTTCGCGGAGCCGGAGAAGGGAAGATAAGGGAACATCTGATAAAGAACAAGCTGATCAGCGCGGTAATTGGTTTGCCGGACAAATTATTTCTAAACACAAACATCCCAGTCTGCTTGGTGATTATAGAAAAGGAATCACCAGATATTTTATTCATAGATGCAAGTAAGGAATTTGTAAAAAAAATCAGCACAAAACGATATGGCAGATGGTCAGGTAACGAAGATCGTAGAGGCGTTCAAAAAAAGAAAAGACATAGATAAATACGCTCATGTAGCCGAATATAAAGAAGTCCAGAAGAATGATTACAACCTAAATATTCCGAGATACGTGGATTCTTTTGAGGAAGAACAACTTCCGAATATTGAAACGATACTGAATAACCTAAAAGAAATTGACAGCGAAGAAGAAAAAACGCGCAAAGCGCTATATGAAATGCTGGGAGATTTAACAGGGAGAGAGGAAGATATGATACATATAAAAAAACATAGAAATATTATAAGACCGAAGCGGACAAAAAAAGAGCTTACGGAACAAATGGAACTGGGTGATATATTTGCAGATGCATTGTAAAGAAGTGCTAATAACAGAGCTGTGTAATATAGAAAGAGCGGAAGCGGGGAAAATATACAAGGCTGGGACCTGCTACATAAAATTAAGTG